CCCTCTGAGCAAAGCCGGTATGGATGGTATAAGGCTCAACTGATGGGTCTATATGCAAGCCGATCTGGTAGTGCTTTCCATCTTTCTGAGCAAAAGCGTAGTAAAGGGTTTGTCTATACTCTCTGTGGAAGCCAATTGCGTCAAGCCACGAACGAACATTTTTATACTCGTTGATAAGCCCGATTAGCCTGCGGTATGTGTCTTCGTCTTGTATGATGCTTTTAACGAACACTTTAAATTTGTATGGGTCGCCGTTGTAGTCAAACCATTCCTGCAAACTCGCATCTAAACCTAAAGCTTGGAAGAACTTCTTTATTGCGTAGGGTGTTCCCTTGTAGCGGTAGAGTTCAATTGCGTTCTTGATCAGATTACGTTTTTCTTGGATGGTTTGGGCTTGGTCATAGCCCTCAATGTGGAATTGCCAAGCCAAAAGGTCAAGGAGTCTTTCATCCTCTATCTCGTCAATGCGTGGGTAAATAAGAACCTTGATAATGTGCTTTTTTAGCTCTTCAAAGCTTGTGTCAAAGGTATCTACTAAGTGTTGAAGCTCTCTTATGCTTGGAGGAGTAAGGTCCTTAATCATCTACCAAACCTCCGTAGCGAATGTTTACATTCCGAGCATGTGCTATCTGTTCAATAGTGAGTTCCTGCTTCGCTGGCAAGGTTAAGTCTACCCTGTAAGCTCCCGCTTTCTTAACAAGTCGTATTAGTTCTTCAGGTAGGATGTCCCTTCCAATTTTGGACTTTGTCCAAGCGATAAAGTCGTTTACTGCCTTCTCTACTGCGGATTGGATAAAAGAAACCTTTGAAGCATCTTTTCTATTCACATAGAAGGTTAAATCAATGTCGTAGTATACCACTTCAGGCGCTGAGACTAAGACTTGGTCGGTTAAGGGACGCACACGCTCTGAGGATAAATAATCCCTAACAAGAGAAAGCATAGTTTCATCTGGGATGTTGCCACCTTTCACGGTAAAGATGACTTTTACCTGACCGGGGGCTGGACTATAGACCTCTACATCTTCTATGTCCTGATGAGCTGATAGCGTGTGATAGATGTAGGCTTGCTTAGACCCGGCGTTAGTGAAGCGTTCAATGGATAGTCTTATCCTCTCACGGAAGCGTTCGTCGTCTTCTTCATCTGCACCATACATGCTCATGGTGATGTTTGAGACAGAGGCGATGTAGGGCAATGGATCCATGAGGTCTTTTATCTGTCCGGGAGAAAAGCCGTTTCCTATTGTTCCCGCTTCATTACACTCGGCTGGGACGTCAACAAACAAGCTTCCAGCTGGGATTTTTGCTTCCTGAAAAGTTGCAAAATAGAGGTCTCCTCCTGCAGATACCCTTGTCCCGGCAGGGATAACCACATCAAAGTCCAATAGTTCAGCTAAAGAAAAACGCAAGATGGTTTGTGCTTTCCGGGCGGGAAGTCTTTGAACTCCGTAAAACTCAGCGAGGGCATCAAGATGTGGTCCGGTTGCATATGCAAGCAAATTCTGTTTTGCGGTTTCGTTTATGGCTATAGCTAAAAGGGTGCTGGCGTAAGTCTGAAGATTGATTAGCAAGCGTTCAGGGTCTGCTGGGTATAGTGGGCGTTGTGTGATTTTTTCATAAGCTTCAATCAGCAAGCTTTCCCAGTAAGTTGGGTCCGTTTCCACAAACTTTACATCCATAGCTCCTGACCCACCAAACCTTCTATACCTTCAATCGCTAATACAAGCTGTATCTTCGTTCTGTCAAGATGTCTATCAAGTTTGATTTCTTTGATCTTTACTCTTGGTTCCCACCTCTCTATTTCATCTACTATGTAGGCTTTGATTTTGCCAACGGTCAAAGCGGTAAGGGGCTGGTCTATAAATCTGTAGAGTTCTGAGCCAAATTCTGGACGGTGCACATCGGAACCCTTGGGCGTTGTTAAAATCACACGGATATTTTGCAAGACGCTTTTTACGGTGTCTCGTTCAACAACAGTCATGGTTAGTAAAAAGAATGGCAGATGGGAAAGGGAAATTCAAGCAAAGATTGCACAAACTTAGAACAGTTTAACCGTAGCAGACTGGAGTTTTTCAGAAAGTTCAGAAAGCAAGCTTTCTATATCTTTCTTCAGCCGTCCGCACGTTTTGATAGCAAGGCTTTCGTCGTTTGAAACCACATAGACACCATCTTTGACGAAGATGTAGTTCGTTTCATACTTTTTTGTCTGAGGGTTGAGAACTCTTTGGATAAAGACATGCTCGGGCTTTTTTATCACTTCATAGCTTAGTTGTTCGTATTCTTTGAGAGAACCGACGCCTAAGTCTTTTGCATGCTTCTCAAACTCTGCTTTAAGCCTGCTGGCTTTGGCGTCAAAGGTGCCATCGGGATTACGCCTCCAGTCGCTTCCAAGATGGGCTTTAATTCTTGCTGTGATCTCCTCTGGGCGTAAAGCTTTTAACTCAGTGGTTAGTTCCTGCAAAATTGCAGTTTCTTCTAAAGATCGAGGCGGGACAGCTGGTTCTACGACAACTGGGTAGGGTTCTTCAATTTCTTCAATAAAAGCAACGATCCTACATCGGCAGTGTGGGTGGGCTGGTGGCATCTTTGACGGCATTCGCTGGCTTGGCAGGCTTTTTAGCTTATCTAGCTTGAAGCTTGTCAGGAAAGGCTTTACTTCAGGTAAAGATGCTGGGTCGGATTCTATAAGCTCTAAAGTTCTTATTGCTTCTCCCGTATCAAAAATTCTTCCGTCCATAGCACGACAATAAGGGCAGGTTAGCCTATCTCCCACTGCATCCCATCTGTATTTCGTGATCCTCGCCTTTGCTATAGCCCTTAGTCTTGCAGAATTTCGGAGGTGATTAACTGAGGTATCTATGATCTGTCTTACTTTACCTTCCGTTCTTCGTTTGAGGTAGCTTCCAAACTCGTTTAGAAAGTGCTTGATGCCCTCTTGCTCTTTGCCGATAGGGTTTCCTTGTTCTAAGTAATACTTAGAAAGCCACTTGACTATATCCAAGCGAAGCTTTTTATCTCCTTGGAAGAACTTGCCAAGATAGAAGTCGGTTAAGGATAAGGCGTAGTTGATTGTTCGTTCATCAGCCACGTTGAACTCTATTCGTATCGGCATTCCTGCAGTGGCTTCTTTTTGCGTTTTTTCGTAGATCCTTTTGAACTCGGAGTAAAGCATTTCTTTGTGTTCTGGTGATAGGCGCACCTTCTGTTCTAATTCTTGCATAATGAAGCGTGTAAAGTCGTTGAAGCTGATGAAGTAGGGTGCAAAGCGGAGGGCTTGGTCAAGGACAGACTCTACTTTCTTTATAAAGTCGGGAAGGATCTTCTTCAGCAGTTCATCTATAAACTCGTTCCCTTCGGTGTCCCAATCATACTCCGCCATGCTTACTCCTCCGGACCGTAGCCGAGTTCTTTTTTAGCGGTTTCAACATCAATAATGCCAGCTTGGAGGAGTTGGATTATCCTCTGGGCTTCTTTCAACCTTGCTTCAGCCTTCTTCTGCGGTTCAAAGTCTGGAAGCGGGTTGAAGATGATATTTACATCATCTATGTCAAAGCCTTTTAGCATAAGATGTAGGCGGTAGACGAACTCTAAGAACCGTCTGACAAGCCTTTGGATGTTTTCAAGCTGGGCACTAAAGACATGTAAAGCAACAGTTGCCCAGGTTTCGGTATACCCGGTTGAGAAGCCGAGGACTGCAGGCTGAGACTTTGCTCCTTCTATTAGCCACTTTTCTGCGAGGTCAATGATTTCCCTTATTCCTCCAGCGTTTGGTGATATTTCTTTGAATTCCGCTTCCGTTCCATCGAAGTGAAGGAATATGCCTTTTGCCATGTTTTCACTTACCTGCTGCGCGATGTTTTCAAGCCACTTTAAAGCCCTTTCTTGGTATTCTGTCTCGGTTTCGTTGGGTGCTTTGGCAAGTGGTGGGAACTTAACATCCAAAAAGCCGATTAAACCAACCTTCTGTGCCAACCCCTTTAGCTCCGTGATCATGTTTTCTACAACTTCCACGATGGAGAGGGCAGCAAGAAATGGAGGGATTGCGTAGGGCGAGTCTTCAAGGGTTAGCAACGGTAAGTATTTGTAAGTCGCCGTGTTAAGTTTTATAGGTTCTGCGTTAGCGACCCATTGATAGGGTTCGTATTCATCTGTTTCCTCGTTATAGACAAAATATACAGTGGAAGCTGGGACAAACACGACCTTTTTTACACCTTGCAATTTTTCATCCACCACTACTTCAGCGGATATGGCTCCAGAGATGTTTATCTGTGCGATTAGCTGGTTGATTAAGTGGTCCGTGTTCAAAAGGAAAGCAAGTTCTTTGAGTTCCTCTCTTGCCTTTTCTGCATCTTTACCCTCAACCTGAACAGTGTGCCCCGTGTTTGCTAAGGTTATTGTGAGGGCGTGCACTTGAGAAAGGATAGGGTTTGCAATGACCGCTTTGGCTATGACGTTTAGCCATTCCCGTGGATATTTTGGGTTGATGAACTTATAACGGACATCTAAGGTCTTGGGAGTTAAAACTTTCTCGGCTTGGATTGATACTCTCGTTTTTGGAAGGTCAGCCAAGCTTACCTTTTCAGACCCGAACAGACGCCTGAAGTAGCGCATTAAATCCATAGTTTGCCTCCCTCTTTTGGTTTGCAAAAAACATAGGTAAAAATTCTTTTGTTTCCTCTTGGCTTGAAGCGTGCAAGGCTAATGCCAAACTCCAAAAGCGGTCTGCGTGGCTGTCCTGAGTTTCTCCTTCGTAGCGGATGTTCCCTGCAGGAGTTAAAGTCTTTTTCACGGAGTGCAGATCTTCAATCAGGTCTTTGTCGGGCGGTATGCTGATAATTTTGTCTTCAAAGACTGCTTTTACTCTACTTGCGAGTTCCTCTTTTACCTTAGCTGTAAAGTAAACCCGCATGACTTTAAGTTCTCCCCATTTTTTCGCAAGTTCTTCTGCCAACTGCATACCTATTCCTGTTTCGTCTATTGCAACTTTGCGGGCGTATGCGGTCAGATAGTCTATGACTTTGAACTGCTCAGAGAAAGGAAGCTTTCTCAGAATTTCTTGTTTGCGCAGATAATACCTGCCTGCCACCTTCTCCAAAATGCTTATCACCGTTAGGTCGTGCCTTCTTCCGATGTCAACGCCAAGGTAGACATCTCCAGTCAGTTCTCTTATGTCTGCTTCTATGCCCTCTACAGTGCAAGCATGGATTAACTCGTAGGGAAGTAGGACAGATTCTTCGTCTAAGAACTCGCACATATACTCTTGAAGCCAGATGTCTTGGTTTGGCACGCCCTTTCTTAACTCCTCCACATCCACATCAAGCCCGAGTTCCACTGCGTCATAGATGGTTAGCTTTTGCCGGAACCAGAGATCGTTTCCTTCCGACATCTGCCAGAGATGTCCAAAGATATCGTTTTTTGCCTTCGGAGTTGAGATAACCACCAGCTTGAAGTCCCTGTTCCTTGTGATGGATGGAAATATAGCTTGATAGACCTTGTACCCGTCTCTGAAGAAGGCCGCTTCTTCTAAAATCACATCACCAGTTAGACCTCTGACGCCGTCAGGGTTTGCGGGAAGTCCGATAATCCTTGACCTGTTTGGGAACCTGACCTCAAGAACATTGGTTTGTGTATCCTCAAAAAACTCCACATCACCAGTTAGCTTGCCAATTTGTCTTAGAAACTCCACATGTCTTTTGACTTTTTCCATGAGTTCTTTGGACTGGCGTTCTGTTGGCGAGATTATGGCAACGAGATGGTTTTTTCTCTCGATAGCCCGTAAGACTGCAAAAAGGGAGACCACGAAGGACTTTCCTGTCTGCCTTGACCACATGAGAATTGAATACTTTTTCTCAAGCATCTTCTGGAGGGCGTGGCGCTGATAGGGGAGGAGGAGTTTTTCAAATTCCATATATCTCCTCCTTTATCAGCTTCAGNAATTCTGGGTCTATGTTCCTCTTCTTGCCTTCTTCCTCTATCTTCTCTACCGCTTTCTGCAATTTTGCAGAGATGTATTCCTCTAAACTCTTTGCCATCTGTGTGAGTTCTTTGACCGCTTTGATGAGTTCTCCGGGGTCGTCAAACTCCATGAAGTCTATGTCTTTCACAAATTCAAGAACATGCTGTGTGAGTATAGAGACAAGGGCGGAAAGCATAAAGCTGGTTGGCTTGTTCTGCGTTTGCTCAACAAGGATTTTTATCTTGTCCCACCATTCGTTGTATTGTTTAGCAAGTTCTTTGTAATCTTTGTAGGCACGATGGATGCTTGAGCGTGAGATGTCGTAGCCTTCCGAACGCAGTAGGCTTGCTATTGTTCGGAAATCTTTCTTCTCTTCCTCGTAGAGATATACGATACGTTGTATAAGGTCGTAGAGTTCTGCCTTCTTACGCTTCGCCATTGCTTAATCCTCGGGAGGGAGGACAGTATCATCTACGATTTCTCCTTCCAAAAGATCTATTCCCTTAGGAGTTATCTTGTAAAGCGTTCTGTAGCGTCTTTTGTCATAAGGGATTGCCACTTTCTTAGCCTCCACGTATCCTTTGTCCACAAGGTATGCGAGGGCTTGCCTTATCTCAGTATCCCTGTGGTATTGGTAGAAGACTGCAATAATCTCAAGTTCTTCAATCTCCCGGGGGTAGATCCTTTTCAGGAAATCAAGAATTAGACCTCTCAAGCTTTTGCTCATTTTTGAACCTCCAAAAGCTTTTCATAAACCTTTAAAAGCTGATCCTGAAGTTTTTGTATTTCTGCCCTCCAGCCGCTTAGGTCATGATAGTAATCCTCTTTAGACACGCTGTATTTCTGCAGTTCTTCAATCTTAGCGATGAACCTGTTTAGTTCGTGCCTCCAACCACTTACATCATGAAAATACTCTTCCTTGCTTACCATTTCTCTGTAGTAGCCTTCCAGCTTTTCTTCAAGTTTCTTCATCTCGTTTGAAAAATTCTCCAGTCTCTTCTCAAACTTGAGAAGCAAATACAGCAAAAAAGCAAGGTTTGCAGCCCAGCCACCTTTGATAAGTATCGAGAAAATCCCTACTTCCATACTCTTTAAACATTGCAACAGTCGTAAGGGGATTTCAAGCAAAGATTGCAATGTGGTTAGTGAGTGTGGTGAGGGGTGTTCCCACCTTCGTCTATGATTGCCCCCGTAGCGTGAATGTTTCCGACGACATCCAAGTTCCCAACGATATTTACATTACCCTCAATATCTATGATTGAACCTGTGGCACGAATGTTTCCGACAACATCTAACTGCCCAACGATATTTACATTGCCCTCAATAATAACCGTTTCCGCTTGAATCTGAACCGTTTGTGCCTTTACCCGGAGGAGATGGGTTTTCCTGTCGTATTCAATCTCTGTTCCGTCTTCAAACCGCACAAAAAACTTATCCTTGCTGGCAACTGGCGGTGTATCCTTGTTGTTGTAAATAGCCCCTAACACATAGCCGTCTGAGTGTTCTCCCTCCTCATCAAAGGCAACGACCACGTATTCCCCTATGTCAGGAAGCCAATAAGTCTTGTCCTTCTGGGTTTTGTGATGCACGACTGGAAGCCAATTGGAAACCAGTCCGTCAAGG